TGGGCATCCTCGATATGCCTTCACAGGTGCTGGTTGGCGATCAGGTGCTCAGCACTGACTACACGCTGACGGCTAAGGCTTCCGACTTTGGCAGCCTGGTTTACGGCGACGCGATCACTGTCGCTGGCGTGGCTTACACCGTGCGCGAGGCCAGACTGATAGACGATGGCGCACTGGTCGAACTAGGCCTGCAGAAAACATGACCGTCTACGGATCCTCCGGTGAGCTGAACCGGAACGTCTACCACTTCGCTGAGCTCACAGGCCTGGGTTCAACCGAAGCTGTGATGGTGCATGGTTCGCACCTCACCTTCGTGCATCGTGTCACTGGCAACGTGACGATTTTGGATGAGGGATCGCTTGACGGCGTGCATTGGTTCGCGATCGACACAGAGAAAGCGCACAACGAGAGCGGCACTGATGGGCACTTCTATGAAGGCCGCGCTGTGCAATATGTGCGCTCAACGGTGACTAGCGTGAGTTCTGGCGTTACGGTCAACATCAGCGTGATGTGCCACTGATGACGAAGCGCGAGCAAATCCTGGCGGCACTGCGCACTGCGCTGACTGGCACCGCTCAGGTGGGCACCAGGATCTACCGCAGCCGGGTGGAGCCCTTCACCCGTGGAGAAAGCCCGGCCATCGTGATCGAGCCGGTCAATGACACGGCGCAGCAGAACACCGCGCTGCCAACGCTGGATTGGAGCCTCACGGTTCGGGTGGCGATCATCGTGCGCGGCAATGTGCCCGATCAGCTGGCCGATCCGATCGTGCAAAGCGCTCACGGCAAGATCATGGCCGATCTCACCCTCGGCGGTTACGCGATCGACGTGCAACCTGTTGGCGTCACCTTCGAGATGATCGAAGCTGATCAGCCAGCTGGTGTTGTCAGTCTCGAGTATCTGGTGCGATACAGAACCAGCGTTGCGGATCTGACGATTTCGTGATGGCTACGATGAGTTGAGACCCCGGCGTTCAGAGCCGGCCACATCCTGCTGAGATCGAGCGATGGCTCTGACACGCAAAGGCCTAATCGTTGCGGCCAAAGAATCCACCTACGGCACCGACGCCAGCCCTGTTGGAGCTGACGCGATCAAGGTCGCCAACATCAACATCACCCCGTTGCAATCCGATGTGGTGAGCCGAGAGATCATCCGGCCCTTCCTCGGAAACGCAGAGCAGCTGCTGGCCAACCAGCGGGTGGAGCTGACCTTTGACGTGGAGTTGACCGGCTCCGGCGCTGCAGGCACCGCTCCGGCCTACGGCATCCTGCTGGAGGCCTGCGGCATGGATGTGGCCACTGTGGCCAGCACCAGCGTGACCTACACCCCGCTGAGCGCCAGCTTCCCCTCGGCGACGATCTACTACTTCAACGATCAGATCCGCCACAAGCTGACCGGCGCACGGGGCAGCTTCACCATCAACGGCGAAGTTGGCCAGATCCCAACTATCAGCTTCACCTTCATGGGGATTTACAACGCCCCTGGCGATGCGACGCCACCGAGCACCACCTACAACGACCAGGCTGATCCTGTCATCTTCAAAGAGGGCAACACCAGCGGCTTCCAGCTGTTCAGCTATGCCGGCTGTTTGCAGTCGTTCTCGATGGATCTGGCCAATGAGATGGTCTATCGCGAGCTGATCGGCTGCACGAAGGAGGTGCTGATCACCAACCGGGCGCCCAACGGCACCGTGGTGATTGAGGCACCGACCATCACCGCAAAGGACTATTTCAGCGCTGCTGCTGGTGCTGATACCGGCAACCTGACCTTCCAGCATGGTCAGACCGCTGGCAACATCATCACCTTCAGCTCGCCGCAGACCGATCTGGGCAGCCCGACCTACAGCGACCAGGACGGCATTCAGATGCTCAACCTGCCATACATTGCCACTCCGACAGATGCAGGCAATGATGAGCTCGAGATCGAATTCACCTGATGGCTTTTGTTCTGAAGCAAGACGATCGGTTCACGTGGCCGATCAGCTTCGATGTGCCGGTTGATGGTGGCCGGCATCAACGCCAAACCTTCGACGGTGAATTCATTCGCGTGAGCCAGTCCCGGCTGCGTGAGCTTGGCGAAGCTATTCAGGCTGAAGAGGCCAGCGATCAGGACATCGCCCGTGAGGTGATGGTGGGCTGGTCTGGCATCACCGACGACGATGGGGAAGAGGTGCCCTTTAGCAAGGCTGCGCTCGATCGCCTGCTCGACATCCCGATGCTGGCCACAGCGATCGTGACCACCTACTTCAAGAGCCTGCAGGGAGCCAAAACAAAAAACTGATCGAAGCCGCTGAGCACTGGGCAGCCGGCGGCGTTGAGGATCACACGCAGGAGGATGCTGCTGCGCTGGGCGTGGCCTTGCCCGTCAGCAAAAGCCCGCAGGCGTGTGAGGTGCTGCCCGAGAACTGGGAGGCAGTGCAGATGTTTGTGCGCTGCCAGACGCAATGGCGCACGAGCATGGCCGGCCTGATCGGCCTGGACTATGGCGCTGTGGAGTGGCTCCTTAGACTTTATGGAGTGGAAGACCCCCGCTCCGTCTTGGAGGATCTGCAGATCATGGAAGCGGCGGTTTTGAGTGTGGTTGCGAAGCGAGGCAAATAGATGGCGATGAACCTCGACGCGCTGCTGCGCATTAAGGCCGACGTACAGGGCGAAAACAACATCCGCAAGCTGGGCAACTCCATGCAGGGAGTGACCGGCAAGGTCAACAACCTGAAGATGGCGGTTGGCGGCCTCAGCGCATCGTTTAAGGCGCTGGGTGCTGCGCTGGCGGTTGGCACCTTCACGGCATTCATCAAATCTGGCATCGACGCAGCTGATGCCATGGGCAAGGCCAGCACGCGAACAGGCGTCGCAGCCCAGGCGCTCCTCGGTTATCAGAACGCAGCGGCCCTTTCCGATGTAAGCAACGAACAGCTGATCAAGGGCCTGACAAAGCTCAATGTCAACATGGTCGCCGCGGCCGAAGGCAACGAAGAGCTGACGAAGCGCTTCCAACAGCTGGGCATTGCGATCAAGAAAGAAGACGGCACGCTGAAAAGCACAGAGCAGGCATTCGCTGAGATTGCCGATCGCTTTGCTGATATGCCCAATGGTGCGCAAAAGGCGGCCGCGGCAATGTCGCTGTTCGGCAAGTCTGGCGTTGAGCTGATCACACTGCTGAATGGTGGGAGCGAATCGCTAGATGCCTTCAACTACAAACTGAGCGATGAGTTCGCACAGCGTTCTGAGGTCTTCAACGACAGCATCACAAAGCTGGGCTTCAGAACCCAAGGCTTCCAGATGCAGCTGATGGATGCACTGCTGCCAGCGCTGCAGTCGATCATCGACGTGTTCTCTGAGCTGTTCAATTCAAAACAGGACTGGACTGCCCTGTTTGATGTGATCAAGTTCGGCATCCGCAGCGTCACCACCGTGTTGCTGGCGATGGTGAAGCTGGTGGATGAAGCTGCGCAGCTGATCGGCTCCTTCGCTAAGCGCACGGTTCTGGTCTTCAAAGGCGATTTTGCTGGTGCGCTGGCTGAGGCGGATCGCTTTGGGGCAGGCTTCCGCGAACGCTTCAACGCCAGCGTGCGGCAATTCCAAAGCCTGTGGACTGATTCGGCAGCACCCGGTGCAGGGGCCGGCGACCGTTCCTTCCAGCTGCGCAACCTGCGTGAGGAGCGCGAGGCTGATGCTGCTGCACGCCGTGCCGCCACTGAAGCTGATCGTGCAGCAGAGAAGGCCGCCAACGACTACAACAACGCCCTGCTGCGCAGCGCTGAGCTGGCCGAAGACCTGAAGCGCCGCATACGTGACGTAAACCTCGCCACGCAGGGCCTCGGTGAAACGGCCCGTGAGGCGATCGAGCGCGAATACCAGGAGGCGCTCAACACGATCGCTGACGAAGGCGAGCGCATCAAAAAGACGATCCTCGAACTGCGGGAGCTCAGCGGCGGTGCGCTGATGTTCGAGGGCCTGGTGAATGCCGAAGGCACCGGCCTGGCGCAGCAGCTGCTCAACGCCATGGGCCAACAGGCCGACATTGATCGGATCCTGAAACTGGGCCAACTGCAGGCCACTGAGGCGCAGCAGGCTGCCGCAGAAGCCATGCAGGCGATGGATTTCGGCGTTGGCGATGGCTTCGCTGCTGGCCTCACCGACATGATCGAGCAGGCGCGTGCTGGCCTGCAGGAGCTGGTGGCCCCGCTCAACGTGATCCGCGGTGCTGCTGAAGGCATGGGCCGCGCCTTCGGCGATTCCTTCCGCGGCCTGATCTCCGGCAGCATGACGGCGAAGGAAGCGCTGGCCAGCTTCTTCCAGGCGACAGCAGACGCCTTCATGGAGATGGCTGCTCAGATCATCACGCAGCTGATCACGATCACGATCCTCGAATCGCTGTCCAAGATCATTGGCGGCGCCAGTGGGTTGAGCGGCGCCGGTGCCCTGGGCAGCTCTGGCGTGCCTGACATCAGCGGCACGCCGGTATCTGGCGCAAGCCTTGGCCTCGGTTCGATCGGCACACCCGGCAGCACCGCAGCCTTCAGCGGATTCGGAGTCGGCTTTCGCGCCAATGGTGGCTCAGTCATGGGCAACATGCCCTACATCGTTGGTGAACGCGGCCCTGAGCTGTTCGTGCCTGCTGGCAGCGGCAGCGTGATCTCGAACTCTGCCACCCGTGCAGCCTTGGCCCAGCAGAGCGCGGCACGCGGCGTCAGTGACACCAGAACAGCTTTGGCCCAGCAGACTGCAGCACGCGGCGCCGGTGACACCAGAACAGCGCTGGCTCAGCAGATTGCAGCACGCGGCGCCAACGCTGTCAGCACCACGCAGCAGCAGCCAATCGACGTGCGCTTTGAATCGCAGGTGATCAACGGCGTGGAGTACGTCACGGCTGAGCAGCATCAGCGAGGAATGACGCAGGCTGCCGAACGCGGCCGAGCATTGGCCCTATCGGCCCTGCAGAACAGCGTGAAGACGCGCAAACGTGTGGGGATGGCCTGATGAGCACTTTTGCCTTCGTCAACTACGCCAGGTTTCTGCAGGCCAGCGGCACACCAACGGCCTACGCCTACCAGAATTTCACGATCAACCAGCCGCGAACCTATGCCACGGTGACGTACCAGTTCGCGCCCTTTGGCTACACGCTGGGGGCCGGCAGTAAGGGCGGTGATCGCAGCGACTCCAGCCTGGTGGCCGGTCTCGATCAGCTGACGGTGAACCTGTTTGCAGAAGCAGTAGAGGACCGTTATCTGCTGGAGATCAAGACCGTCAGCCTCGACCCTGAGACCTTCGCCGATGACGTGCTGGTGCGCACGGAGCTGTGGCGGGTGGCGCAGTATGAGATGGACACGCAGCGGGTGATCCTGCGCCTCTCCAGCCCGCTCGACGCCACCAAAGGCGACATCCCGAAGCGCCGGCTCTCCACCAAGCTGGTCGGGGCATTGCCCAGCACCGGCAGCTTGGTGATCAGCTGATGGACTGGAAGCGCTGGATCGGGCTGCCGCACGAGTTCGGCGCTGACCCTGAAGATGGCCAGGCGGCTGACTGCCTGTTAATGGTCTGGCGCATCCTCGACGATGCCGGAATTGATCACCCTCAGTTCAATGCCTACTGGCTTGAGATGGCTCAGCAAGGGCACTGGGGCGAGCTTGAGACCCTCTGGCGCGATGGCACGATCGAGATCGACAACCCTGAAGATCATGCTGTGACCTTGTTTCGCAATGGTCGAGCCGGATTAGGAGTCGGTATCGTTGTGGATGGCGGGCTTCTGCTGGTACATCACAAGCGTGGCGTGGCCTGGGTGCCGCTGTCGTTGATGCCCAGCCTTCGCTTTTACAGGTTCCGCTGATGCTGCCATCTGATCGCTATCTTGCCGAGCTGCTGGGTCTGACAGACGAGCAGTTCCTATATTTCAAGGCGGAAGTTCAGCGCCGGGCGAAAGAGCAGCCTGAGCCTGCTGTGGTGGCCGGCATTGAAACGGTGATCGCCATCACGTTGAGCGTGATCGGCATCGGATTTCAGGTTGCCAGCCTGCTGCTCAAGCCGTCGATCCCTCAGCAAGGTGGCGGCCGGCCGGCCCAGCTGCTGGCGAGGGCCCGCGGCGATGCACCGATCACCAACAATCAGCGTTATACACCGCGCTACGGCTTTGATAGCACGCAGGACATCACCACGCTGGGCAGCACTATCCCGGTGGTCTATGCGCTGCGTGAAGCGATCAGCGGCACTACCTACGGCGGCGTGCGTGTGTCCACGCCGATGCTCTGGAGCCAGATCTACAGCCTTGGTGGATCGCAACTGCTGCGTGCAATCTTCCTGATCAGCG